TGAGAGAACTCTTGGATCAAATGATACTCTTAATGAGCTTAAAGGCCTGACAAGAAAGTTGGAGTCTGTACATAGAAAGGCTCACGCTGCACAAGAAAATTCAAAGTATGAATTAAAGTTATTTCATCAAACAAACACTCCAAGTATCACTACACCATTAGATCAATCGTTTAAACCAGCAAAACCTGCTATTAAACCCAAGTATCCATCGGTTACACCAGTTCGCAACCATACAGGTCTAATTCAGAAGTAAGATGGGGAATGAGTTCCCTTTGTATATAAATAGTAACAAAATCCAAGGGGAACTCCATGGCCTTTCCAACGACAAGAGAAGAATTCAAGGAATACTGCCTCCGTAACCTAGGTAAGGGGGCACACAAGATTAATGTGACTGATGAGCAGATCGATGATCGCATTGATGAGGCTCTTCAGTATTATTGGGACTATCACTTTGATGGTACCGAGAAGATGTATTACAAACATCAGGTTGTCCTAGCAGATAAGACCAATAAGTACATTACTCTCCCAGACAATATCATTGGTGCCGTCAATATCTTTACTGTTGGGGCCGGGTTGTCAACTTCAGATATGTTTTCTGTTCGATATCAGATCGCCCTGAATGACCTTTACTCGCTTGCCTCAGTATCCCTGGTTCCATATTATATGGCCAGACAACATCTTGGTGTTATTGAAGAGATTCTAGTTGGAAAACAACTAATTCGCTATAATCGCCATCGCAATCAGCTTTTCCTCGATATGGATTGGTCAACTATTAATGTCGGTGAATACATCGTCGTTGAGGCCTATCAAATTGTCGATCCTGATGTTTTCCAAGAGGTCTGGAAGGATCGTTGGCTCTTGAAGTACACCACTGCTCTCATTAAGAGACAATGGGGCGTCAATCTCAAGAAGTATGATGGTATGGCTCTCCCTGGAGGAATCACTTTCTCTGGTCAAAAAATGTATGAAGAAGCCATTCAAGAAATCTCTGAGATGGAACATGATATGATCAATTCCTACTCACTCCCCCTCAACGATATGTACGGGTGAATTATATACTTTTATAAATAGCTTCAGAAAAACAATTTGGGGCTATTCAAATGGAAAAGTATGGATTCGTTTATTTGTGGTACGACAAAAAACATAAAAGGTTTTACATTGGGTCTCATTGGGGAACAGAGGATGACGGGTATATCTGTTCATCTGTTTGGATGAAACAGGCTTATCAGCATCGTCCTGAAGATTTTCGTAGAAAAATATTACGGACCAATTTAACTAGAGAAACTATCAATGAAGAAGAACATTACTGGCTCCAGAAAATAACCCAAAATGAGTTGGGAAAACGATATTACAACCTTAAAAATTTCCGCTTTGGACATTGGTCAACTGATGAAGATAAGGCGAAGTCTTTACCTGAAAAGATTTCAAAGAAGACCAAGGAAGCAAAGACCGGATGTCAAGGAAAGACATTTGGTTGCAATGAGAAGTAAGACATATACACAGTCACGAGAAACTAAAGAGAAACGCAGAAACACTATGATCCAGACAATGTCCAAAAAATTTCCAACCGAAAACAGATTACAAAGACTTGACCGTGGTAGTGAAGAATTAAATCAAATTTATGCTGAGAAAAGTAAAGAATTGTGGAATAACAGATCATCGGAAGAAAAGGCCTCAATTGGTGAAAAAATCAGCAAATCACTTGAAAAATCAAAAGCATTAAGAGCCGCTAAGATATCTGAATTGAGGTGGTGGAATAATGGTATAAATAATAAAAGAACAAAATCATCTCCTGGGCCAGATTGGGTTCAGGGTCGTTGCTAAAAGGACTCAATTATGCAATCATTTAACTCATTCACCAAGGCGATCTATGAAAGTCAGAATATCACGGGAACCCCATCTTCTCATGATGTCCTTATTCGTTTCCTTCATCATCTTTCATCTCCAACAGGTGAACATGTAAACCTCAATATCTCTGAGGTCACAGTTTACGATCAGAAGTCTCGTTTCTCGGATCGTAAACTTACCAAAACGATGGGGATGATCGACAAGGGTAATGAGGAGCTTGGGGACAAGACCTATAAGGATGTGTATGCTGGCTTCAAATCAGCAAACCACGATCTCACCCATGATTCAGATCACGCCCTTGTTAGAAAGGCCTCCGAGGCCCGTAGAGCATACGAATCCTTTGCACAATCGAGAGGCTTCAAGACAGGAGGCAATCTCCTAATTGAGAATGGTAAGACCAAGAAGTCATCGGGTGAAGGCGTTCACACTCGCGGTATTTCTCTTGCTCCCCATACAACATCAGGCCTGAATAAATTTGACGCCTGTCCGCGATCTTCGAAGGAATGCCGCGAGAATTGCCTAGGAACAGAGGCTGGAGGCAATCGCATGTTTGCTGATGCTGCTCTCTCGTCTAAGGTTCTCAAGACTCATTTCATGCTTGCTCATCCAGATCATTTCGTTCACCTCCTGAATGGAGAAATCCACAAGCACAAGGCCGAGGCCATGTGGACAAACAATATGCTCCCTGGAGTTCGCCTGAATGTGACTTCTGATATTCCATATGAGAAACATACTTCTGGTCTCTTTCTCAAGCATCCTGATGCACAATTCTACGACTACACGAAGATTCATCAAAGAGTGATGGATCAGAATAAGCCAGAACACCCAAAGAATTATCATCTAACCCTTTCTCATACAGGAACAGGACACGATGAGAATAACGATAAGCATGCGATCAATGCCCTCAAAGCTGGTCATGTGGTAGCCATGGTTTATCAGCGAGGAAAGAACTTACCTACTCCTCATCATGTTGAGGATGCTAAGACAGGACAGAGATGGAAGGCCGTTGAGGGAGACATGGACGATAACACGTTTGATCGTCATTCCTCACACGACATTCCAAAGGGTCATGGTGTAGTATCAGCTCTTGAGTTGAAAGGTGTTAAGAATTCGGATGCTGTTCATTTCGCTAATAAGGTTGATGATGACGGTGTTATCCGTATCAATAAGGGGAAGTAAGTGAAAACACTTTGGCAGGTTCTAGGTGAACAGAAAGCAATTATTCCACCTAAGGAGTATTGGACACCAGAAAGGGTCCAAACTCTTAAGGATGCTCATGCAGCTAACAAAACTGTTGGAGAGACGATTCGTGATCATTTTCCTGAACTGTCATACAAGCAAGTCAGATCAGCTAAAGAAAAGCATGGCCTAAAAACAACTGGTGGTAATAATCCAATCAAAAGGAATTTTGATTCCTACTGGACACCAGAGAGAAAGGAAACTCTAAAAACGGGTATGTTATCTGGAAAAACAGATATGCAGATCAATACAGACCATTTTCCAGATAGATCGCTTCGTCAGATTGTGCGAGCCGTCAAGAATTTCAAGGGTGAACTTGGGGTTGGGAAAAGAGTAGTCAACCAAAAGCATGTAGGAATACCTAGAGAACCAAAAATAGAAAAGATTAATACATCTAAACCAAATGGTGAGTTTGATCATGATAAATTTTGGACACCAGAAAATCTTGAAAAGTTAAAAACAGCTCGTGCTAATGGTCTTTCTAATACTCAGATCAGAACAACCCATTTTCCTCATTTGTCACATGAACAGATGAAATATGCTATAAAGAAACACTCTGGTTCTATAGGCATTGAAAAAAGGAAACTCGGTAATGAACCTATTGAATGGACAGATGAACAAAAGAAAAAACTAAAGACGGTATATTCTCCAGACAAAACGGATAAGGAACTATCGAGGGATCATTTTCCTGATATAAAACCAGAACATATAAGCATAGCCGTTAGAAAATATAAAAATGAATTGGGTCTCCCAGATAAACCAAAAGCAAATCAGGATGTTCATAGAAATTTTCGTGCCTATTGGACCGATGATAAGAAGTATATTCTCAAGCGAGCATGGAATGCGGGTAAACCACAAGTAGATATTCATCTTGATCACTTTCCTGATATAGAAAGAAGCTCTTTTCAAAGAGCAGTTAATGTTCATGCTAAAGAATTTGGTCGTAATATGAAAGAGTCCGGCTTTAAAAAAAGACCAGGACAATTGCCAGTAAAAGAGAAGTATGTAGCACCTGTGGACGATGAGGCTAGAGTCAGAATTATTGCTGATCTTAAAAAACCGGGGGCCAATATCAGCTCCGTGGCCAAGAAACATTATGCTCATGAGAGTGCAGTCAAAAGAATTGATCGTGTGTATAACAGACCTGAAAAAAATAAGTTTTTAAGTGCTGCTCTTATTCCAGATGAACATATTGCATTTGCTAAGGAGCTAAGAGGCAAAAAAGTCTTGGTGCAACCATCTGAAATTCAGAGAATGAATAGGTGGGGTAATAAAGCCAGAAGATTCAGTGCAGGCTCGACCATTATTGCAAAAGCATTAAATTCTAAATTTCCAGGTTTCAATTACCATCGTAGACATGTTGAATCTTTGATTAATAATGGTACCTTTGCTTTAGATTCGGAAAAGGGACCAAGGACTTTATCATCTCAAAGACAGCAAATAAATAAAGACAAAAGGACTATATGGAAAGACCACTCTTCAGGAAAGTCTGTGGATGATATTGTTGCTGATAATCCACACCTAACCAAAGATTATGTGGTTCGTCATATTAAGAAATTGACAAATATGAATCAACATCATCTTATACCTGTCGCGGGGATCAAGAAGGAATCTTACTCATACTTAGAGTTGAATAAAATTTTCATGGAGATGAACGATAACGAGGAATCCAACCTCAAAAGTTGGGGGGATAGGGTGGTCCACCACGAGAAGAAGGCTAAATGGCATAAGAAGCTATATGACCAGACGCCGGACACATCATCTTTCAAGGGTATGCACAAAGAGCTTGCGGACCACCATGAACATGAGTTAAATAGAGCACGGTTCCAACTTCGTAAGCAACAGATCATAACAGGAGAAAATTGATGCATTCGTTTAAGAACTTTCTTGATACTCTGAAGGGTGCTGTCCCGACTGCCAAGAAGACTAAGGTTGATGACTCCTTCTTTGATAGTAAGAAGACCATGAAGGTATCTAAGGTTGCAACACCTATCAAACATGAGGTTGCAACCAATCCAGGTAAGATTGATACCTTGGAAGGTCCAGTAAATCACCCAAAGGGGCATCATATCATCACTGGTCCGAAAGGTGAACGATATCCAGTTGATCCAGACACCTTTCATAAATTATATACAGACCATGGCGATGGATCAGCTACTCCTAAGCAGATCATGAAGTCTGCTCGCCCTGCTGTCGGAACAGGAACGGTAAATACATCATGGGGTGAAAAGATGAAGTTTAAGGAGGGTGAGGATATGATTGTTCGTCATGGAGAGAATGATTATGGTGTAGTCAAGAACGATATTTTCAAACAAACATACAAGGTACATAAGTGACCACAAATCCTTTATTCGACAACTTTCATGCACAAGATGAACAAAACATACTAGAAGACCTAGTTGTCGAGGCCATACAGATTTTTGGCCAGGATATGTATTATCTACCGCGTAGACGAGTTAACTTCGATAAGTTGTATTATGAAGATGACTCGTCTTCTTTTGATACTCCATACATGATCGAAATCTATGTCAAGGATGCAAAAGGGTTTGGCTCTGGGGACAACAACTTCCTAGGTAAATTCGGCTCCTTCGAAATTCGTGATCAAGTCACCTTCACTATTGCTCGTAGGTCATTTGAGACGAACATTACCAGAAAAGAGCCGGATATTCTAAGGCCTCGCGAAGGAGACCTTATCTATTTCCCCCTGAACAAGAAATCATTCATCATTACATTCACGGACGACAAGCCGTTCTTCTATCAGCTTGGTGATCTCCAAATGTATGATGTTACATGTGAACTCTTTGAATACTCAATGGAGACCCTGGATACGGGTATCGAGGAGATCGATGTTCTCCAGACCCATCACTCTCTCAATGTATTTGATTATGCCCTGGTTACTGAGAATGGCGAAATGCTTCTCACAGAGAATGGTGATTATCTCATCAATAACACCCTGGAAGAGAACATTCAGGAGTTTGACTCTCTTCAGGATAACACAACCATTGCTGCTGCCATATTCGAGGATGATATCATTGACTTCTCGGAAGCCAACCCATTTGCTGATTCTCCGAGGTACTAATGAAATCATTCCTCCAATTTATTACTATCCTAGAAGATCGTCTCCGTTCGCCTGCTGAAGTCCTACAGAGGGCAGCACGACGTTATGGTCCTCACATCAAGGGAAAGGTTGTTGACCCTGAATGGGGGGAGCTGGACAAACATAAGCTCATTCCCCTCAAGAATTACAATCGAGAGAAAGCAGACTCGGCTTTCGATAAATACGACTCTCTTCCTTCTAATTTTCCTAGACATAAGGATGTCTCTGTTCCTATCAAAAGTATCAACCCTGGTCAGGAATATGTTAATTTCTCTGACAGAGAGAAGCTAGACAAGAAACTTGCCTCTGATTCTGATAGAGTTATAATTGTCAAGCATAAAGATGAACACTACGCTCTTGATGGACACCACAAGTTATTCACCGAATGGGGAAAGGGGAAGACCCACATTACCCCAACTGAATACGTCGATATGGATGGATACAATCCTAAGAAGCGTTAAGCGTTATCCCTCATTGATCCGCGAGCATCCGAATAGGCATCCATCACCTCACGATTGAAGCCGTGGTCACGAGCCACGATGTGCCATTTCTTATCGATTGGATGATGCCACTTGCCCATGTTACCAAGCTGAGCATAGTCATATGGTGGGTTATCGAAATCCACCATATGACGAGTAAACTTTTGCACCAGGGGATGTGTATCAATATGATCTAATTTGGCCTCTGTATGTGCCATCTTAGTGTGATAGCGGCCATGCATCTGGTTCCAGCCACGTTCCATAGCATCACAGAATTCCATATGAGTAATACCGTTCGGATGTGTATCCGTCTTGGTAATCTCCTTGAATTCCTTTTGGGTTACAGAGGGACAATGGCCTGTGTGTGCCCACTCGTGGTGCTCGGAGTCATGATCAATCAGGGGGGGGAAGATGCCATTATGATGGTTGGTCTTATATTGACCATTACCTTGTTTACCAATGATTCGATATTGTGAATTGATAAGATGATCCTCATTCTCTGCCTTATTCTGAAGACCCCCGAGAGACATACCATCATACTTATCTGATGCGTGATGGGCATCTAATTTTGCTTTAATAGCAAACTTAATCCCAGTCGGGATAGTAGTTTTCTTCCCATCAAGAGTAATTGGGTGATCTGAATCATGCTTCAAGTAGGCCCGACTTGATCCAGATGGCATTGTTCCCTCAATGCCAGTCCTCTCACCCTTTTGTTTAAGGTCCATGAGCTTAGCCACTACCATAGCCTTCTTAGACCTATTAGTAGCAGGAGACTTGATAATGTCCTGTAGCTCTGGATGTAGTTTTTCCAAGATCAAGGTGTCAATAAATTCTTGGAAAGAGAGGGTGAGAGTTTGCATATTACCGACCTCTATAGATGTAAATTGCTAAATACTATGAAATCATATTTATGTCAAGAGGTATTTTAAAATGTTCGGCCACGGGACCTTCTATTTCTCAACCATTCGAAGAATGGTTATCGTCTTTGGAAATATGTTCAATGATGTTGCTATTACCAGAACGGATACTTCCGGTAATACCCTATCCCTCATGAGAATTCCTATCTCCTATGCTCCTAAGAACAAGATGCTCGCCCGTGTAGATGCTGATCCAGCAATCAACAGACCGACCGCTATTGTTCTTCCTCGCATGTCATTCGAGATGATGGGTGTTACTTATGATGCCTCAAGAAAGATGAACACAATCAACCGTAAAGCCAAGAAACACGATACAGATGCAAATAAACTAAAGCATCAATACGAGCCTGTTCCTTACAACTTCGATTTCAACCTCTATCTTTATACCAAGAATCAAGAAGACGGAATCAAGATCATTGAGCAAATCCTTCCGTTCTTCACCCCAGACTGGACAGTGACGGTTGATCTCATTCCAGAGATGAATGAGAAGAGAGATATCCCAATTGTCCTAATGCAAGTCGAGGGGCCTGAGGATCGTTATGAAGGACCAATGCAAGAGAGAAGAACCATCATTTGGACTCTTCGCTTTCAAATGAAGGGATATTTCTATGGGCCGATTGTAGATAAGCCTCTCATTAAGGTTTCGAAGATGCAGTTCTATGTTCCACCAGGAGATATTACCGATTCAGTTGGAACGTCGGATATCCTTGGTCGTATCACAGTCACTCCTGGTCTTGATGCCAATGGCGTGGCCACAACATCTCCTGATCTCACTGTTCCTTGGGCACAGATTGAGATTGATGATGATTATGGATTTGTCATTCAACAAGAGGGACCAGGAATTATCCTGGAGCAGTAACATGAAAAAATTATCAGAAATTCTAAGAGAAAATATTAATTGGGCAAAGGATGCCAAGAAAAAACTTATGGTAAAGAATGGTTCCGAACCCGCAAAACCTAAAAATCAACCAACTGGAGGGTCCCCATTTACTCGTATGGACGGTACCCGTCCCGCATCCCTCTCTTTTAATAGCAGGATATCTTTAGCACAAGCCAATTCATTAAAAGTTAGACAAAAAGAAGCAGCAAAGACTCCAACAATACCTCCAAATAAATTAGCAAATTCTCTTGATAAAAAACCATCACAAATTACAAATGAGATACTTGATGATGTTGAAAGAATTCAAAAGACCCATGTTGGAACACAAATGGCATTGAAAGATAAGGTACGAGAAGTATATCCTGATCATAAAT